GGAAGTCATGAATACGGATACGTTTGACACCTGCCAAGTCTGCAAACTTCTTGTTTGTCTTTTCAAGGGACGTGTCACGGATAGGACGCTCACCACCGCAGATGTACATATCATCACTGAACTTTGGCACTGCTTTCTTACAGCGTTCGTAATGTTCGGACAGCACTGCTCTTAACGGCTCTGGTATCTGTATCGTCCGTATGCTTGGCTTGTTCTTTGGTGGCGTGATACGATCACCGCCTTTGAGCTTCTGAGCAATGCTCTTGGTGATGGATATGTAGCCGTCTTTTATATCCGTCCATTGCAGGGCGTATATCTCGCCTTTTCGCATACCCATGTAAAATGCTATGTTGAAAAATACATAGTAGTTCCATTCGTACATTGAGCCGCCGTCCTCTGCTTCCTGAGCATAATTCTTAGCTGCCGATATGTATTTCTTGAACTCGTCAGGCGTGTAGAAAAGCATTTCTTTCTTGGCTTCAAGGGGCGCTTTGAAGTTGCCTGCGGTTATAACGGGATTTTTCGGAATGTATTCCATTTTCACAGCATAGTTCATCATTGCACGAAACTCGCCGTAAATGTTCTTTCGTGTGACGATAGCCAATCCCTGCTCTGACAGCTCCTGCTTCCATTTCTGCACCATTGGTACGTTCAGATTATCTATCCTCACGCTTTCAAAGGTTGGCAGGACGTTCTTTCTCAGTATTCTTAGGGACTTGTCCAGTGATGTTTCACGGACCTCTGAACACTTGGCGGTGATGTACTCCGTGAATAGCTGTCCGATAGTCATTTTTGGAGCTATCTCTTTAGCATTGAGCTTTTGTGTAAGCTGGAGTTCAAGCTGCTTAGCCGTCTCTGCACCGAACGCCACACGGTCTATCTGATGAGACTTTCCAAAACTGTCCGTATAATTGACACGCACACGATATTTTTGCAGACCGTCTTTTCTGATGTTCTTTCCGTTCTTGTCCGTCATTTTGTAGATCGGCATAAATATTCCTCCTATTCTTGACACTTCCTCGAAAGTGTGCTACAATAAAAGGGCAAAATTCGCCCTTTCGTGGTTGAAGTGGGTGTGAATTTGGATCGAGCTGATACTGTCAATATCAGTTCACCTGTCCTCTGAGTGCTGTCAACACTCGGAGGACTTTTTTTATTATGTAGTTGCTTCGCTGTATATGATAGGTAAAAAGTCTGTTTCGTTTATTATCTTGACTTTCTTTCCTGCCTCTTGAAGTTCCCTTGCTTTGAGTACCTCAGAGCCGTAATTGCCGTATGACCAATCAGGACTGCCGTAAGCTCCTACTACAAGATAGTCAGTCTTGCCACTTACGGACGTTCTGATAGTTGCACCCATTGCTTCATATATCGGCGTTATCTCACTTGTATCTCCGAGCTGACACTCGCCTGTGAAAACAAGCACCTTGCCGTCAAGATTTATAAGTTCCTCTGATGAAACGTCTTTGTCAAACTCAGGCTTGCAAATATCATTGAAAACCTCAAGCATTTCATCAAGCTCGTGCTGTTCAAGTATGCCGTCTTCCAAAGCATTTTCTATTATCCTTTTCAGCTTATCGAACGGATAAATATTGCAGAACTCCTCGTTGCAATCAAGCCAATCTTTCAGCTCCATAACTTCTTCGTCAGTAAGGATATTGTCGTCAGTAATATCCAACAGCATTTCCTGTAGTTCTCGTATGGCTTTGGTCTTTGCTGAGTAGCGAACGTTATAGCTGTTCTTTTTCAACGTGAATTTTGCATGATTATGTATCTTTGGCGTCGCTTTCTCGCTCAGCTTTTCAAATACCTGCTGAGTTGCCAACACATCAGACAATGCACGGTGGGCAGAGTCATTGGTGACATTAAGCTTCCTGCATAACGTACTCAGCTTGTGATTTTCAAGTTTCGGAAACACCTGTTGAGAAAGCTCCAGCGTGTCACATACTTTGTTCTTGTATGGCAGATTAAAACGCTGACAAGCTGCCGAAATAAACTGACTGTCAAAATCAATGTTATGCCCCACAAGTATATCGTTCCCGATAAACTTCAAGAACTTTGGAAGCACGATATTTATACTTGGAGCGTCAGATACCATTTCATTTGTTATCCCTGTGAGATCTTCAACTTCTTCTGGTATTCTTTTCTTCGGCTTAACAAGCTGCTCAAATGTGTCAACTATCTCAGAGCCTTCAACAAGCACCGCTCCAAATTCTGTGATATAGTCATACTGTGGGTTTAGCCCTGTTGTTTCAAGGTCGATAACAACATATCTGTTTGGAGTGTTAGCAATTTTCCGCCTACGCTCTGCTCTTGAATGGTCTTCTCTTGCAGATACATCTTCACCTTCCGAAAAGTCTTCAGATGTATCTATATTTATAGTATTTCTTTTTGTGTCAGTCTGTTTTTGAACTTCCTGCCATGTTATCTCTTTATTGCGTTCTTTCTTATTATGGTAGTACCTTGCAACGCAGATAATAGCAATAACGGCAGCTATTATCACAAATGGCACGTTGTCGCCTCCTTTTTTTATATTCACATTGTCTCGACTTCTTCAAGCGCATCAAAGCTGAAAAAGTCACCTCTAACTATATGCTCCATTTCGTGAGCTATAGTCTTTTTTTGTTCCTCATAGGATAGCCTAGAGTTTATGTATATATTATAAAATCCGTCAGAATCCATTGCTGTCACTCCCTTTACCGATATAGGCAAAGGAACGTATCTAATGCAATAATCCAATCTATTCACTATCCTTTTGCATACGCTTTAAAATCTCAACTGTAGCTTCTATATCCTCTTTAGTGACGTTCTTTGACACACTAAAGAGGATCTTCATTTCTGGTCGTGTTCTCAGCTCATCTATTATATCTCTTGTTTCGTCATCAAGATATATAGGCTCGTTGTGTGCTTCGACTTTGATACTCTCATCACTGTTTTCAGTAAAATAGGTAATAGGCACATTAAAAAAGTCTGCTATCTTCCGGAGTTTGTCAAGCTTAGGTTGACTCTTTCCTCTTTTCCATTCGCTAAAAACAGACTGACTTATTCCAGTTTCTTTTGATACCTTATACGCAGAAACTCCATAATCTTGTAGCAGTTTGCTAAATTTTTCGTACATAAATTATACACCTTTCACAAAAATCAAATACTTAGAAAATTCTAAGCTAAAAAGTGTTGACAGGTTAGAAAATATGATGTATACTATGTACATACTTAGAAAAACGAAAGCGTATTCACCGGCAAGTGATTTTTGTTTTCTATGGTATGTAAAATAATATGCTGTGGATTTTCTCCTGTTGATATTCTAATTATATAGGAAATCCTAAGTATATTAAATACAAATGATGTTATGGAGGTGTAAATAATCTATGTATGAAACGTTTGCGAAACTGCTTTCAGAACGTGGCATATCCACTTACAAAGTCGCACAAGATACAGGTTTGTCACAAACAATGTTTAGCGATTGGAAAAATGGAAAGTCTAAGCCAAAAGTCGATAAGCTTAAAATACTTGCCGATTACTTCAGTGTAAGCCTTGAAACATTTGTTGAGTAGATTATACTACTTTATTCAAGTGATGTCAACAGCTAACAGTCCGATTGAACGGACAGAAAATGAGAGGTGAGAGAAAATGAAACTGTACAAGGTAACGACGATAGACCAGTATCATTATAAAAGGGTGTTCACAGTAGCAGCAAAGAGTCAGTACGAGGCTCTGACAAAGGCAAGTGTTATTTGTCCCCATGAGAATGTTTTGACAATCGAGGAGGTGGACTAAATGAGATCACCTGACATTGAAATGGCAGTGCGGCTGTACTATGAAAAGCCCGAGATAACCAATGCGGATATCAAGGAGCTGTTCGGCACAGGTGAAACGCAGACTATCAAGATCAAGAAAGCTGTTAAGGAAGAAATGGCAAAGCGTGGTGTGAAGTCATGGCTGCCGCACTCGGTCAATACAGAGATAGCCTACGAGGTGTGGGGCATTGATATCGACAACTTCGAGAAAAGGCTTAAAAAACTCCGCACGCTTTACGGAAAGGACGTGAGAAAATGATAGCCGTACTAGAGATAATCAGATGTGCCGCAGCGGTAGCGCTCTTGGTGGTGCTTACAATGTATGTAGCGTACAGGTGGTATGTAAGCGTAAAAGAAACTGCCTACGAGGAAGCAGAGGAGAGCATAAAGCGTGCAGTGAGAGAAGCAGGCAGACCCGTGGTCAAGGTCGAAGTTGAAATGAAAGGAAAGTGGTAAAATGGCGTTGATACTGCTGATAACAGTAGCCGTGCTTGCAGGGTTAGATGTAGTGATTTATCTTGCACTGAGCGTGGCTGATAAGCACTGAGAGAAAGGTTTTGAGAAAGAGGAGGATAAAGATGATACCGATGATAACGAAAGAGGAGTTTGAAGAGGCGGTAAACTGCTGTACAGGATTTGCTGTTAGTTGCGAAAATTGTCCGCTAAGCGAAAAAGATTTTAAGTGTGGTGTGTATTTGGCAGAGTACCTAAAAGAAAACGGGCCTGCACCTGCGGCAACAGGCACAAGCTCGGAGGTGGTATCAAAAGATACCGATAACATACACATTGATGATAGCACAAAAGAGCAGATTTGTCAAGCCTATGATACCGCTGACAAAGCCTGTACAGATATACTCGATATCTACGAAGGAATGTCGGCATGTGAGCGTAGAGCTTTTGATATCGGAGAAGTGTACGGAAAAATATACAGTACGAGGGATAAGCTTGAAAAACTGAGAGGTGAGCAAAGTGACTAGCTATTCATGTTTGGACTGCAAGCACCTGAAAGGGTGTTTGGAGAGTAGCAGGCGCTACCCCTGCAGAGGTTTCAAGCTGGCAGAGTCAGCGATACTAGAGAGGAGAGGTCGAAAGCATGACAGTAAAAGAAAGGCTTGACGCTATGGCTGACATGGCGGTCATGGAACTAAAAATGAAAGAAACGCAAAAGTATGATACTGTTACCGACGGCGTTTACCCTATGATGACAGGCGACGTGTGGACGCCTGACGGAATAATATCGGGTGTTCAGATATTTCCACCTGACATTCATGCCGTAGCGGAAGAGGTCGGAGCTGAGGTGCTGGAAAATGGGACTGAATTATATTTCATGTACAAAAATATCGCATTTTTCAGCTATAAGGGGGCGGTTTAATGCGCTACACAGCTAATGACTGCGTCGGTTGCCCTGACGGGTGCAGATGTTGTGGCAGAGACCGCAACTACACTGTGGTCGAATGCGACAAATGCAGAGAACAGTTAGACCTTGCAAACGAAAATGTTTTCTGCTATGAAGGCAAAGACTACTGCAAGGACTGTTTCCGTGAGATTTTGATTGAAGAAATCAACCAGAACGACGATATTTCAGTCTATGACCTTGCCGAACTGGCAGGAGTTGAATATAAAGAGGAGGACTATGACAAATGAAAAAGCAAATGTCTGCGGAAGATTACCGCAATGACGAAGCGTTCAGCCGCTCACAGCTTTTCAAGCTGTCAAAGTCGCCTGCGCATTTCAAGTACGCCCTTGAAAATCCCGAAGTAGAGACCCCTGCGCTTGCTTTCGGTACAGCCTTTCATGCTTATGTTCTTGAAAAGGACAAGTTCGACAGCGAGTACATAGTCGCTCCAAAACTTGACAGGCGCACCAAAGAGGGCAAGGCTCTTGCGGCTCAGATAGAAGCGAGCAATAAGATACCCATAAGCGAGGACGCTTTTGCACAGATACAGGCAATGGCTGAAAGTGTGATGTCAAACAAGTATGCTGCCGCTTTGCTTAACGGAGGCGAGCATGAAAAATCATACTTCTGGACGGACAAGCTCACGGGGCTTAAACTCAAATGCCGTCCTGACTGCCGCACAGACCTCAAATCAACGTCAGTCATAGTTGACCTCAAGACTACTGAGAATGCCGATACAGACAGTTTTATGCACAGCTGCATAAAGTACGGCTATGACTTGCAGGCAGCTATGTACACAAAGGGTGTGTCAGAGGTGGAAGGCAAACAGCATAGATTTGTTTTTATCGCTGTTGAAAAATCACCGCCATATGCCTGCAACGTCCTTGAAGCCGACAACTTTATCATACAGAAAGGCACAAAAGACCTTAACGACTATCTTTACACTCTCAAAGAGTGTCTTGAAACTGATAACTGGTACAGCTACAACGGCAAAAACGGCGATTTGAACGTCATAAGCCTGCCGGGTTGGCTGGCTAGAGAATACGAATAGGAGGACAAAACAATGGACGAAATAACAAACGCAGTAACAGTAACACCGGAAGTACCGCAGAACAGCACTATGCCTCTTGACAACATCAATCAGGGCACTGTAGCAATCGAAGCAAGCAGAGCCATTGCAGAAGCCCAGGGCAAGCTTGTCATCGCAAAGAGATTTCCGAGAAACGAGATACAGGCTTTTGCAAATATGAAGAAAGCTTGCCAGCGTACAGGGCTTGCAAACAAGGCATTTTACAGCTATCCAAGAGGCGGAGAAACTGTGTCAGGACCAACTATCAGACTTGCGGAGGAACTTGCAAGGTGCTGGGGCAATATAGACTTTGGCATCAAAGAGCTTTCGCAGGACAACGGCAAGTCAGAAATGCAGGCGTATGCTTGGGACTTGGAAACGAACACAATGTCGGTGCAGAATTTCACGAACCCACACGCAAAGGAAGTCAGAGGCAAGATAAAGGCCCTCACGAGCTTGCGTGATATCTATGAGAACAACGCCAATATGGCAGGGCGCAGGCTCAGAGCAAGAATACTTGCGGTACTTCCTGCGGACTTTGTGGAAGAGGCTGTCGCCGAATGCAGAAAAACTCTTGCAGGCAAAAATAACGTACCGCTCACGGATAGGGTAAGAAAAATGGTGGTGGAGTTTGAAAAGCTGGGCGTGACGCAGGATATGATAGAAAAACGTCTTGACAGAGGTCTTGACACAATGACAGCCGAAGATCTTACAGACTATATCGGCATTTTCAATTCGCTCAAGGATAAGAACACAAAGGTGTCTGAGTGGTTTGAATATGAGGAAATATCTACAGATATCTCAGCAGAAATAGACCAGCTCCAGACAGAGAAAGAGCAGGTGCTTTAATGCAGGCAAGATTACCTGACGGCTCTGTTATCATCAGTGACTTCCTTGCAAAGGACGCAGAATACAAACAGGTGGGCGGCAATAACTCGTCGCTCACCAAGTTTTCAGTAAAAGTGGGCGAACGCCAGCCAAAGGTGCAAGGTGAGCGTGGCGAAGCCGTATGGGTGAACTGTCAGTGCTGGCACTCTGTAGCAAGAGCCACAAAGGCGCTGAAAAAATTTGACGTTGTGTTTTGTGTGGGCAAGGTGGAGAAAAAGCCATATACCGGCAAAGACGGTAAAGAAAAAGTTGACGTACATCTTGTGTGCGAAGCCGTTTTTGTACAGCCTACCGCAGAAGCAGCACCCCCGCAAGAGCTAGGCGGTGACCTTTCCGACTTTGAGGAGGTGTTGAATGATGAGGGAACGCCATTCTGACGATATCATTGACGTTGATGCGAACGAGGAAAAGCATTTTGATATCGACATGGGCGATGCAGAAGCGGTGAAAAACGCCGTTGCTGTAAAGTATACAAAAGACGATTTCCTCTACACAGAGAAGCCATACGAAGCGATATACGATTACAAAAACGACCCTTTCATGCACAATCTGAAAATTGAGCAAATGGCTCAACAGGCGGCAGAGGTGGGTGTAAAGACGTTCAAAGGGCTGTATAAAAACTACGTCAAAATGCGAGAAATGCAGCGTGGGGCGAATGTTATCATCAATAACCCCACTGCGTTCTCAGGCCCGTATATGCAGCTTGACGCAGGCAAATACAATGTTGATGACGGCGGTGTGTATCTTATTGATGAAAGCGGCAACTATCACGTTATCTGCCACCACCCGATCATACCCTTTGAGTGTTTGCAGAACATTGACACAGGTGAAGAGAAGCTCAACATAGCTTACCGCACTCGTGGAGAGTGGCAGGAAAAAGTCGTTTCAAAGGAGATACTTTACAACAGCCGAAACATTTCACAGTTAGTTAAATGCGGTGTTGATGTATCTTCTGAAACTGCCAAAGAGCTTGTTTCATACTTTCAGGAGATAGAGAGCCTTAACCGCAATTCTCTGCCATTGAAAAGATCAGTGGGCAGGCTTGGCTACATAAACGGCGCAGGCTTTTCACCATACGTCGAGGGGCTGACCTTTGACGGAGAGCAGAATTATTCCACCATTTTTAGTGCTATAAAAAGTCATGGCAGTTATGAGAAATGGAAAAAAGTCGCTATAGATTGCCGAAGGAAAAGCGTGATCGCAAAGATATTTCTTGCGGCGAGCTTCGCAAGTGCGCTTATTCAGCCACTTGGCGGTCTGCCGTTCTTCGTTCACTTGTGGGGCGTTGATTCAGGCACAGGCAAGACAGTTGCTTTAATGCTTGCGGCTTCTGTTTGGGGAACTCCCGAAATGGGCGAATACATTCAGACATTCAACAGTACAGTTGTCGGCCACGAGCGAACAGCAGCGTTTCTCAACAGCCTGCCGTTTCTCATTGACGAACTCCAGCTGAGCAAAGATAGTCACGGCAGAAGCCGATTTGACGTTTATCAGCTTGCTCAGGGTGTTGGACGTTCTAGGGGCACGAAAACAGGTGGCATAGAACGTACACCAACATGGCGAAATACTATCCTTACCACAGGCGAAAGCCCTATAGTGGGCGGCTCAGCAGGCGCAGGAGCGGTAAACAGAGTTATCGACATTGAATGTACAGCAAACAATATCGTAATAGCAGACGGCATGGCTGTGTCAGCGGTGATAAAACAAAACTATGGCTTTGCAGGGCGAGAATTTGTTGCAAAACTGTCCTCTCAAAAAGCCTTGACAATGGCACAAGAGGTCTATAACGATTATTTCACCAAGCTCTGCAAGTCGGATACAACAGAAAAACAGGCAATGGCAGCGGCAATGATACTGACTGCTGATATGATTGCAGAAGCGTCCGTGTTCAAAACGAACGAGCCACTAACAATTGACGATATCTCACAGTATTTGCAGACCAAAAAATCGGTATCAGCAGGTGAACGAGGGTATCAGTATATGTGCGATTGGGTGGCTTCTAACAGCAAACGCTTTGCTACAGGTGAAGACAATAACGGCGAAGTGTTTGGACTTATCCAGGGCGATTTTGCGTATATCATACGCTCAAAATTCGACGAAGCGGCTTCAAAACAGGGCTTCGACACAAGGGCATTACTTAGTTGGCTGAAATCTAACGGTAAGATACTCGTGAGAGGGCGCAACAACACTCGTGGCAAGCGTATCGGTGGCGTGAACGTTGAGTGCGTTGTGCTGAGATTGCCCGACGAAACACCAGACTATTACACCGAAGAAGAAATGCGTGGGACGGATATATCGGATTTCGGCATTTTGTGAGACATAAGTCCCACGAGGAAAACAACGTAAATGCGTGGTTTTCTGCATAGTGTGGGACTGTGGGACATTTTCCCCCTATATATACCTGTTTTAAATAGGTGATATAGAATCACGGCTTTGTTCACACATCGTTAAAATATATGTGTGTTTTCCTATATAGGAAAATGTGCGAATTTGTCCCACAGTCCCACAACACCCCGAAAAGTGCGTAAATACGCATGGTTTTCGTGTGGGACGTTTGTCCCACACTGTCCCCCACGTCCCACATAAGGAGGTAAAAAACATCAAATGAATGCAAGAATAAAGCTCCGTAACTATCAGCAGGAGTGTATAGATAAAATAGCGCAGGCAGGGCATGGAAAACATCTTGTGCAAATGGCGACAGGTCTTGGCAAGACGGTGACTTTTGCAAATATACCACGTCATGGACGTATGCTTATTCTGTCGCACAGAGAGGAACTTGTAAATCAGCCTCTGAAATACTTTGACTGCACAAAGGGTGTTGAAATGTCAAAGTACCATACCGACGGCAGCGAAGAGGTGGTTTCTGCAAGTATCCAGACCATGACACACAGGCTTGACAGGTTTTCACCTAATGATTTTGATATCATCATAGTAGATGAGGCTCACCATGCAGCGGCTCAGAGTTACAAGACGGTCATAGATCACTTCACGCCACGTCTTCTACTGGGCTTCACGGCAACGCCTAACAGGGCTGACAAATGCAGACTGAATGATGTGTTTGATGATATCATATTTCAACGTGACCTGCGTTGGGGCATTGAACATGGTTATCTGTGTGATATCCTCTGCAAACGTGCTGACATAGGCTATGACCTTTCAGCAGTACATACACGGCTTGGCGACTACGCTCCGGGTGAGCTGGCAGAAGCAATGGACGGCACTGCGGACGCTATAGCGCAAGCGTATAGAGAACACGCCAAAGGTGCAACGCTTATCTTTGCGGTATCGGTAGAACAATGCTACGAGATAGCAAAACGCATCGAGGGGGCTGAGGTAGTCACAGGTCAGACTAAGGATAGGGCCGATATTATACGCCGTTTTACTCATCGTGAGATACCTTGTCTTGTGAATTGCATGGTGTTCACTGAGGGTACTGACATACCCCTTGTGGAAACTGTTATCATAGCGAGGCCTACACAATCAGATGCATTGTATACGCAAATGGTAGGCAGAGGGTTGAGGCTGCACCCTGACAAGGACAGGCTCACGCTCATCGACTGCGTAGGAGTAACAGGCAAGGCAAGCCTGAGAACAGCTCCAAGTTTGCTCGGCATCGACATTTCTGAGCTGCCAAAGAAGAGTCAGGACAAAATGGAGGGAATGCTATTTGAGCTTCCTGAAAAGGCTACTATGATGTCGGATTGTCCTGAAAGCTGGATAAAGAATGTTCGTATCGTTGACTTGTGGGCGCAGGAGCAGAAGTATAATACCCATGACGTGAACTGGTTTAAGCTGCCGGATGGCGATATGAAATGCAGTCTTGGTAAGGGAAAAACGCTGAGGATATCTGCGCCCGATGCTTTGGGTATGGCAGTATGGCAAGGTCAGAAATTACCTATGCAACAAGCACTTGACGAGGCGTACACTCTTCTTTGCGAACGTGAGGCGGACAGCAAATACATATGGGACTTGAATATTTGTCGCAAGTGGGGCAAAGCACCTGCTACTGATAATCAGAAAAACCTTATCCGCAGACGTGGCAGAAAGTATCTGAATAATTCGGATATCGACATAGAAAGTCTGACAAAGTTTGAAGCAAGTCAGATACTCAACAGGATAATGAAAGGGTGATGATATGGCAAGAAATGAAGACAGAGAGCAAATGGCCCTTATCAAGTGGACGCAGCAGGCAAGCATTCGCAAGGCTTATCCTGAACTGAAACTGCTCTTTCACATACCGAATGAACGTCATTGTGACCCAAGAGAGGGCAAAAGGCTAAAGCTTATGGGCGTGAAATCAGGTGTTCCTGACCTGTTTCTGCCTGTGGCAAGGGGCAAAAACAAAGGGCTGTTCATAGAACTCAAAGCAGAGAATGGCAAGCCGTCAGATAATCAGATGTGGTGGTTTGCGGAGCTTGGCAGGCAGAACTATTTGGCGGCGATATGCTACGGCTGGAAGCAGGCGGCTGATATGCTAATACACTATCTTGGTGGTGATGATAATGCTGGTCAAAACTGAGGTCATAAAGAAAGCAGACGAGCTGAACAGAATGGCGGCAAAGCTTCTGCCACTGCCAGAGGGACTGACGCAGGTGGAGCAGCTTTTGTACAAATCGCTTTGCGTTGTGTACCGAGAGTTCAGAGCGGGGCAGATAAACAAGAAACAGGCGCTTGACGAAAAGCAGGAACTATACAGGGCATACATCAATGGGGCTTATGCACTTGATCTATGGCAGACATATGGGGAATATGCTAAGGTGTTTCAGAAATGTCAGTACGAGATACATCATGACGGCTGCGAGGTTTGTAAACGTCTCAATGATATCCTATGCGGTATGGGGGAGGGGCAAAGCCAATGAAACACACTGACCACACCCTCTGTTGGCACTGTCGCCACGCAGTGCCGACAAAGGACAAGATAACAGGAGAATACCTCACAGGCTGTGCATGGTCGATAGACAAACAGCCTGTTGTCGGTTGGAAAACACATCAGCACAGAATTTACAAGGCACAAAAGGGCGGTATGATACACTCGTATACTGTGGTTGAATGCCCTGAGTTTGAGGAGGATTAACATGACAAAAATCAAACCCGAATACATATTCCCATTGTTGCTGATTTTGCTAGACGTGGGAGCGGCAGTTATATATGCTGTGCAGAAAGACTACAAAAAGGCCGTCTACTGGTTAGCAGCGGCAGTGTTAAATGTGACGGTAACTTTTTAGGAGGGAGAAAAGTGACAAAAGCTGAAAAAGCCAAAAACCTGCGCTATAAGAAAGCGATTGTATCGCAGCTCAATTTTGAGGAAATAACATCTCAGCTATACGACATCAGTTCCGTTTGTGAGGAATACCAGTATTACTTCAGCAGCGATGATGATACGCTTCTCAACGCACTTGACGGAGATGACGAGCAGGAACAGGAATTTAAAATGATGTTTTCAGACCTTTCATATGAGTGTGATAGTTTGAGGGACATTCTCAATGATACCTATGTATCAGAACATTTTGACGATTTTTTTGTCGGAATAATGCTAAACGGAAATAGTCCGTTCAAGTGCTATGGATATGATAGCTTTGAAGAAGATTACTTTGCACTTTCGTCATATGACACGAAATGTGCATCAAGTGAGAGCGCAAAGAGACTTAAACGTCTTACGAAGGACGAGCTGCTGTCCGTTTGTGGACAATGCTTTGGGCTTGCAGTGTCTTACCTCAACGTCCAATACAAATATGACTATTTGAAAGCTGCTTTTGATATCTTGAAAGACCAAAATACCTCATATTTGCAGATCATAAAGGACATTGAAACGGCATATGACAAAGCGGACGCAAAAGACTGGTATGAATACAGCACCGAAGTGAGAGCGTTTGATAAGCTTGTTGGAAGTTTCGACGAATATAGCAAAATCTGGCTTGAATAATGAGGAGGTATAACATATGGCAAGATACATCAATGCAGACAATCTGATTAACGAATTATCAGCGGCGTGTATGCCGATATACGAAAAGGGCATAACAGGCATTCTGGGTGATAACAGCAGCATTGCCGATATAATCAACGAACAGCCTACCGCAGACGTGCAGGAAGCAAGGCACGGAAAGTGGGAAAGCACAGAATTAATGTATGAAAACGGCTGTACAAGATGTAGTGAATGTAAAACAGAATATTATGCAAGCGATTTAGAAGAAATATGCGGCGATACGTTCCCGACTTATTGTCCACTTTGCGGAGCAAGAATGGACGGTGTTGCTAATGGCTGACCCTATGACCATGTCACGCCTGAAAGCCTACCGCAGGAACGCCTCAGCCATTGAGGACATCAAGGCAGAGCTTTCAGGCAAGTACGTTGCCGACAGTATCAGCGTATGCACTCCGCCGTCCTACACACCACACAGCACACGCATAGACGGTTTCTTACCAAGCGGCGATACACTTTCACTGCTGTGTGAGCAGGCACGGTTAGAGCGTGAGCAGAGGGCTGTGGAGGAGTTTATCAAGGGGATAGAGGACTATCAGACACGGCGAATGTTCGTGCTGAAATTCATCAAGGGTAAGACGTACTTGCAGATAGCTATGCAGGTTAGTGGTGGGAGAATGTCAGAGAGCGGAGTGCGAATGAAAATCCAAAGATATTTGCAAGAAAAGTGAAAATTGTGCGGTTTGTGCGTTTTAGGTGTGTTATAATTTAAACTGAGGATAGTGTAAATACTATCTGACTTTCATAAAGATTCTCCAATAATTTTTACCCACGGAGCGAAAGCTCCGTATGTTCCGCAAAGTCAGAGTGGGTGCAATTCCCGCACGGAACTCCAAGCCTGTTATACAGTTCGTAGACCGAGAACGTAAAATATCGGTATCGTATAACTTTAAAACCTGCACACTTGGCTGTGCGTCATCGGGTAGAATAGCCGAGGTTTCGTTTTTTGATGCCGAGTTTTTCATCTACCATAAGAGGAAAAACGGCGAATGCAGGCTCAGAGGGCTATACTTAAAGCTTGCACCAGAGTCGGCGTGCTTCCGACAGAAAATAAATGCACTCCTTGAATTTTACATTGCCAATGCCTGCTCGTAAGGGTGGGCGTTCGGGCAGGGTCTGAAAGCCGTATCCCCATACTGTGGCTTTCGATTTGCAGACCGAGAGCGTGCCAGCTCAGATCTGCTCCACCATTTACAAAACTCCTTAAATTATTTTCACAAGGGCGGCTGCATTTTGCGGTCGCTTTTGCGTTGAGAAGGTGACCTTATGCCAATACCAAGACCAGACCGAAGCGGTTCACACCAACAGCAGTTCCGTATCAACAAGAAGAAAATCTACGCTACCCAAACAGTTTGCGGTATCTGTGGTAAGCCTGTTGATTTTTCATTGAAATATCCGCACCCACTGTCAGCTTGCATAGATCATATCATACCCATTGCCAAAGGCGGTCATCCTTCGGACATTTCAAACTTGCAGTTGGCACATTGGTGTTGTAATCGTCAGAAATCTGACAAATTGGTGGAAAAACAGGTGTTTGACCAGTCTCTCGACCTGATTTCCAACCGAATTTTACCACAATGCTACGATTGGAAGAATTTTTAACAAATTATTGACAATATGGGGGGTATGCCCCCCTTTGAGGTCAAAAATGACCTTCACCGCCGCACTGCTTATATTTCTCGCAGAATTGAAATAACTGGAAAGGATATACAAGATGAGCGAATACAAAGGCATGGCATATTTGAAAAAGAAGCTTTCCTTAAAGGCTTCGAGAGTCAATGTGCGCTATGACTACTATCACATGAAGAACGGCCTTGCTGACATGGGCAAAATGATACCGCCAAGCTATAACTGGATACGTCCTGTGCTAGGCTGGTGTGCAAAGGCTGTTGATACCCTTGCGGACAGAATAGTATTTGACAGTTTCGAAGACAACACTTTCTACGTCAACGAGATATTTGACAACAATAATCGTGACGTGTTCTTTGATTCTGCTATTCTCTCAGCATTGGTGTCCTCCTGCTGTTTTGTGTATATTTCGGCTGATGAAACAGGTTATCCACGCTTGCAGGTCATTGACGGCAGTAACGCTACTGGCATTATCGACCCTATCACAAATATGCTCCGTGAGGGCTATGCAGTGCTTGACCGGGACAACAATTTCAACCCCACTATTGAAGCCTACTTCACAGCCGAACAGACAGAGATATATCGCAGAGGCTATGATGTTGAGATCTATGACAATCCTGCATCTTATCCTCTGCTTGTGCCTATCATATACCGCCCTGACGCTGTTCGTCCCTTCGGTCACAGCAGGATATCAAGGGCGTGCATGGAGCTTGTACAAGAGGCTATGAGAACGCTCAGACGGTCGGAAGTATCAGCCGAGTTTTACAGTTTCCCACAAAAATATATACTTGGTCTTTCGGATGATGCCGAGAAATCGGATGATGCCGAGAAAATGGACAAATGGGGTGCAACAATGTCCTCACTGCTGACTATCACCAAAGATGATGACGGTGGCAATCCTACTGTCGGACAGTTTCAGCAGCAGTCCATGTCACCATACTCTGAGCAGCTTAAATCTATAGCTTCATTGTTCGCCGGAGAAACAGGGCTGACCCTTGATGACTTGGGCTTTGCGACATCTAATCCTGCCAGCTGTGAAGCGATCAGAGCAGCGCACGAAAATCTCAGACTTACCGCACGAAAGGCTCAGAGAACGTTCGGGAGCGGTTTCCTTAACGTGGCTTATCTTGCCGCCTGCGTTCGTGATAACACGGCCTATATGCGCTATGCTTTCAGTGACATCAAACCGCAGTGGCTTCCTATTTTTGAACCTGACTCTGCCGCACTCTCAGGCGTGGGTGACGCTATTTTGAAAATTAATCAGGCTGTTCCTGACTATCTAGGTGCAAAGGGCATCCGTCAGCTCACGGGCATAGAGGGCGAAAACAATGGCTGATATCGGTGCAGAACTGCTTGAAAAAATCCGTGCCGAGTTTCAAAAGACGTGCAAGGCTGATAAGTACATTCAATCGGTTTTGAAGAAAATAGAGGGCGGCACTGCGAAAATGGAAGAAGTCGCCCTGCTATCGAAACAGCTCGGATTTAGAGTCTCTCAGGCTATCGGTGCACACGTCAACGTAGCGGCATTACCTGATGGCAAGATGTACTACAACATTGCCGATACCATACTCACGGGCGTGCTCAAGGATAACTACGATGTTATAAACTCCGCTGCCGCAGAATGCCAAAAAGCGCTTGACAGCCAAGCAGGCATAAACATCACACCTCAGCAGGCTGCTTTCCCTACCGAGCGTGTGCAGGCGGTAGTCAATGCGGCTTCTGTGCCAGATATTGCAGAAGAAGTGATGATACGGCGAATGACAGCTCCGGCGCAGAACATCACTGAGAGTTTTTACAACGATTATGTTCAAAAAAACGTGAAGCTTCGTTCTGATGCAGGACTGGACTGCTACATCATTCGCAACGATCACGGAGGTTGTTGTGAGTGGTGCTCAAAGCTTGCAGGTAAATATCACTATCCCGAAGATGTCCCAAAAGACGTTTACCGCAGACATGACAATTGTGGCTGTACTGTTACATACCTTAACGGCAGAAAGGCACAAAACGTGTGGAGCAAGACCAAGTGGGACGTTTCTGACGATGAATTTGAACGCATGAAAAAGGCTGGGTCAAGAGAGCCTGTGAAGCTTGACAAACGGTGTGGAAGTGGTATAATGAAGGAAAATAGCAGTATGGCTAAATTCATTCCTGCTGATACCATTGAAAATGCCAAGGAATATACACTAAAATTTGCCGACAAAGTTAACGTGAAAAATGTCAAAAATCTCAATTCACTTAATACGGTGAATGAAACATTAACTGACTTAACTGCAAAATACCCCGTTGATAAGTTACAAGATATAAATTGTTCGTCAACACTAAAAAAAGCAAACGCTCGAGCAAATGGTGGAGGCTTGGATATAAGCACTAAATATCTTAACGAACCACCAGCAATGGTTACCGATTGGAAAACAAGGAATGAGCAATTTGCCAAGCTTATTCCTGAATATCAAGCAGCAATAAGCAGTGGCAAATATAGTGCTGCACAGGTCAGAAAATTAAAGAAAGACCTTGCTCAAATAGAAGAAGGCATAAAATATAGCCGGTGGAGTATGTCAAGTACATTCAGTGGCACAAATGCGGTAAAAGCAACAGTAGCACATGAATATGGGCACATTATTGCAGATCAATATTTCGGACAAATTAACAGAGGTCTGTATTGTAAAAATTATGGTGATCCAAGAAGTGTGAGAATAAAAAGCATGGTTGATGATGCTTTTCGCAAGGCAAAGCAGACAGGCGATATTTATAGCATTTCGCAGTATGCAAGCACGGACAGTCACGAGTTTTTTGCAGAATGTTTTTGTGCACATTACCACGGAGAAGAATTTCCTGATTATATTGAGCAAATGTTAAAGGAGGCATTGACAAAATGAAACAATGTAAAAATTGCATTTCTTATGATGCTGAAATGGAAGCACTTCGTCAAAGCGGCGATGATGTTATTATTGCCGGGCATGAAAATGACGAAGAAAAAAATTATTGTTTCACATATCCAGAGGGCATACCGTTAGAAATAGCAAAAGACAGGTGTGCTTGTAAATTAAAAATTTCTAAAGAAGATTTTAAAAACAATAATGCTTGACCGCTCCGCTACGGCGAGGCGGTATTTTTATACCTAAATATCAAACCAAGCACCTTAACGGGTGCTTTTTTAGTACCTAAAAGGAGGTAATTCCCTATTGAGGATAAGAGAGTCGGCAGGCAGACCCCCACCATATCGGTAGTGTTGCCATATGAGCAGACCAAAGGCAATGAGGCTATCGCAATGTACAACAAATCGGGGCGCACCGCACAGGAATGGCAGGAGTTAATGCTTTATGACATCATGGCGGTGGACGATGAGGGATTGTGGAAGCACATGAAGTTCGGCTGGTCGATACCAAGACGTAACGGCAAGTCAGAGCTGCTTATCATGCGTGCGATCTATGGCCTGCAAAATGGTGAACATGTGCTTTATACCGCCCACAGGACAACAACGTCACATTTGGCGTGGGAGAAGATCATCGACCTTATCACAAAAATGGGTTTTCTTGAAAAAGAGGACTTCAAGACCACAAAGCAGATGGGCTTGGAGCGTATACAATGGCTCAAAGGCGACGGACATATCAATTTCCGTACACGTTCCAGCAAAGGCGGACTTGGCGAGGGCTATGACCTGCTTATCATAGACGAAGCACAGGAATACACCACAGACCAAGAAACAGCCCTAAAATATACCGTCACAGACAGTCGCAACCCTCAGACCTTGATGTGCGGAACGCCGCCAACAATGGTGTCCGCTGGTACGGTTTTTACGAAGTACAGACAAAAGACGATATCGGGCAAAGGCGGTGATGACGGCTGGGCTGAATGGTCCGTGCCAAAGCTCACAAACGCACATGACCCCGAGCTGTGGTATGCCACTAACCCGTCTTTAGGCACTATCCTCACGGAGCGTAAGATACGTTCTGAGCTTGGTGACCCGAAAGACGACCAAGTTGACGATAACATTCAGCGTTTAGGCTTGTGGCTGACCTACAACCAAAAGTCGGCTATAAGCAAGGGTGAGTGGCAGGCTCTTTGTATCAACGGTAAGCCCGATATCAGCAGAGAGCTGTTTTTCGGCATTAAGTATGCAAAAGTCACAGATAATGTATCTTTGGCTGTCGCTGCGAAAACAGCAGACGGCAAAATATTCGTTGAAGCTATTGACTGCCGCCCTGTAAGAGAAGGAAACGGCTGGATAATCGCATACCTGCGCAATCCACATATGCGTGAAACCGTCATTGACGGAGCGAACGGACAGTCTTTGCTTGCGGCAGATATGAAGAACGCAGGTATCAAACGCAAACCTATCCTGCCGAAAGTCGCTGATGTGATCACTTCGTCAGCAGGCTTTGAGCGAGGGGTATTCGCACAGAATATTTGTCACGCTGACCAACCTTCCCTTGAACAAGTCATTGCCAACTGTGAACACAGAGCGATAAGCTCAGGCGGTGGCTTTGGCTATACCTCAATTCTTGAGGGTGCTGACATATCACTGCTTGAAGCAGTAGTGCTTGCTCACTGGGCGTGTGCAAATTCATCAGAGAAGAAGAAAGTACAGAAAATAAGCTGGTAACAGTTTATTATATATCACCTACACCGCAGGGTAAAGCGGGGAAAGGAAACACTATGGCAGAATTTGAAGCTATAACAACACAGGAAGCCTTTGACAATGCGATAAAGGCAAGGCTCGACCGCAACACGGACACAGTCAAGAAACAGTTTGAGGGTTACATTTCCCCTGACGATTTCAAGACGAAGACAGCCGACCTTAACAGCAAGATCACCGACCTTACAGGCAAGCTTGCGGAAAAGGATACAGCTATCGCAGACCTCACGGCTAAGAACAAAGCATACGAGACCAGCTCGGTAAAAATGAGAATTGCCCATGAAAACGGTATTCCTTATGAGCTTGCGAACAAGCTTTCGGGAGACACAGAAGAAGATATCAAGAAGGACGCTGAAACATTTGCAAAGTTTATCGGCAAAAAGCAGACAGCTCCTCTTGGTCACGCAGAACACAATCACGCAGACGGCAAGAATGCGGCATATAAGTCGCTGCTTGCAGGTCTTATAAAGTAAAGAAAGGAAGTAATATTTATGCCAGATATTCTCTCAAAGGAAAATAAGTTTGACCCTGTTCTTGTAACAGAACTTTTTGACAAGGTTAAGGGTAAGTCCTCATTGGCTGCTCTTTGCGACCAGACACCTATCGCATTCAACGGACAGAAAGAGTACATTTTCACAATGGATGATGAAGCAGATCTCGTGGGTGAAAACGGCAAAAAGACAAGGGGAAGCGTTGCACTTGCACCTGTGACTATCGTTCCTGTTAAGCTTGAGTACGGCTCACGAATTTCAGACGAATTTCTCTACGCTTCTGAGGAAGCTCAGATAGACATTCTGAGAAATTTCTCTGACGGCTTTGCAAAGAAAGTGGCAAGAGCCCTTGACATCATGGCTTTTCACGGCGTTAATCCAAGAGTCAAGACAGCTTCTACGCTTATAGGTACAAACCACTTTGACAACGGCGTAACTGTGATAAAGCAGGACAGCACGTCACCAAAGACTCCTGACGCTCTTATCGAGGAGGCTATCGCCGCAGTGCAGGACAACGAATATGATATCTCAGGTCTTACAATGGCGCCGTCATTCAGATCCGACCTTGCAAAAATGGTGGACACAAGCGGCAGAAAGATTTATCCTGACCTTGCTTGGGGCAATGCACCGACTTCTATGAACGGCATTCAGACAGTTACTAACAACACTGTTTCGTTCAATTCAAGCAAAGACCTTGCCATTGTGGGCGACTTTGCGAGAGCCTTTAAGTGGGGCTACTCAAAGGAAATTCCACTTTCAATCATTCCGTATGGTGATCCTGACAACAGCGGACAGGACCTCAAGGGCTACAATCAGGTATACATCAGAGCCGAAGCATATATCGGTTGGGGCATTCTCGACAAGTCCGCATTCGCTGTCATTCAGTCAGCTGCTAAGTAAGGGGGCGGCATAAATGGCGGCAGAGTACGCAACTATTGAAGATGTTATAAAGCTTGGTCGAAAGCTCACGGCTGAGGAGCAGGAAAAGGCAGCGGCTCTGCTGCCTGTCGCCTGTGCAAAGCTTTCAACTGCCTGCAAGAAGTATGGCAAAGATCTTGACATTATGATAGCTGATGAACCTGACGTAGAGCTTGTGGCAAAAGATATCATAGTTCGTGCCACGCTGAGAGCTGTAGACGCCATTGCGGACAGCTCTCCTGCGACTTCGCAGGCTTCACAATCGGCTATGGGCTACTCGGTATCAATGACATATCTCAACGCAGGACAGCAACTGTATTTTCTCAGAAATGAACTGAAAGAACTGGGCGTTATGCGGCAGAGATACGGAGCTATGGAGGTATATGACGTATGAGACTAAGCATCAAGGGCATACCTGTTAAGCTTTCTGTAAAAACGCAGACAGGTATTGACGACTTTAACAGACCGATATACGAAACTTCGCAGGAGGTCGTCGAAAACGTGCTTGTGGGTGAGCCGTCCGCAGAGGACGTTGTGAACGAGATCAACCTGTCAGGCAAACGCATAGCTTACACTCTTGCAATACCAAAGGGAGATACACACGTTTGGGAAGACACAGAGGTTGAGTTCTTCGGCAGAAAATTCCGCACCATAGGTCTTCCGACAGAGGGCATTGAAGAAAATTTGCCGCTCAGTTGGAATAAAAAGGTAAAGGTGGAGTGCTATGAGTAAAGTTAAGATAGAGCTTGACCACAACGCAGTTGCGGCTTTTCTCTGCTCTGCACCTGTTGAAAGCATGGTCAAGGGATATGCTGACAGAGCCGTTCAACGTCTTGGTACGGGGCATAAAGCGTATACTATCACATGGACAAGATACCCGAAAATGCGCCGTAAGGTTGCTATCGTCAAGGCTAAAACCAAGAAGGCTCAGCGTGCTAATTTTAGAAATAACACACTTTTAAAGGCGGTGCTTGGCAAGTGATAGAGAAGATAATTCTTGACTGGCTGGGGGCAAAGCTTGACGTTCCTGTTTATCTTGAAGAACCTAAAAACCCACCAAAAGAGTATGTGCTTATTGACAAGCTAGGCTCGGCAGAGAATGATTTTATCACATCTGCCACCATAGCCGTTCAGAGCTACTCAGTGAGCCTATACGTGGCGGCAGAACTTAGCACAAAAGTTAAAAAGGCCATGTCTGAAAGCGTGTCACAGGGCGATATATGCCGCTGTGCGTGCACATCAGACTACAACTATACAGACACAGAAACAAAACGATACCGCTATCAGGCGGTATTCGATGTAACCTACTACGACGAGGAGTGATAATACTATGGCAAACAACAAAGATAACGTATCAACAGGCAAGCCAAAGGTAGGCGGAGCGGTTTTCACAGCGATCACGGGATCTACACTGCCGACAGATGCAACAACAGCACTTGACGCAGCGTTCAAGAGTTTGGGCTACTGCTCAGAGGACGGTGTAACAAACAGTTCGGGCATTTCTACCGAGAATATAAAGGCGTGGGGTGGAGATATCGTTGACACACCGCAGACAGAAAAGACGGACACTTTCAAGGTCAAACTGATAGAGTGTACCAATACAGATGTGCTGAAAACTGTCTACAATGGCAGCAATGTTTCGGGCGACCTTGACACAGGTCTGACGATCAAGGTCAACAGCGCAGAGCATGAAGATCAGGCATTTGTATTCGATATGATACTGAAAAACAACGTACTGAAAAGAGTGGTCGTTCCGTTCGGCAAGGTGACGGAGATATCTGACATCACCTACAAAGACAATGAGCCTATCGGCTATGAGCTGACTATCACGGCCACACCTGATGAGAACGGCAATACGCACTATGAGTACATGAAAAAGGGGGAATAACCTATGCTGACAGGTAAGACAGAAAACGGTTTTGAATTTGAAATAGAGGAGAAGACCCTTGACGACTATGAGTTTATCGAAGCTGTCGGTAAGTGTGAACAGGGCGATCCCCTTGCATATGTCAAGGTAGTTGACGCCGCTCTTGGAAGCAAGAAAGAAAAAGCTTTCAAGAAGATAAGAGAAAAGTGCGGCTATGTATCGGCTAAAGAGATAACAAAGCTTATCGTAGAGATCTTCCAGACCCCTAAAACAAAAAACTCCTAGTCCTTGCCGCCGTCATGGAGCGCTATCCTGATGAACTTGACTGTGATATGGCGCAGTATTATCACATATACGATTTTAAGTCGCTGCCTGCACGAAAGGTGGCGACTTTTCTTTGCGGCCTTGACAGCAGTTCACGGGTCAAGCGCAAGCTCAACGGCGTTGGCGGTTCGTTTTCTGAAATACTGCTTGCGCTGATATTTGACCGCCTGCAATGGATATGCTGGTCGCAGACAAAGGACGGTCAAAAGGGCGTGAACAGACCGCAGTCAATAGCTGAAAAGCTTATAGGCAAAAGCGAGAGCGACAGTGAGATAACAGCGTTCCGAAGCGGCGAGGATTATGAGAAAGCGAGAAGAAAAATCTTAGGAAAGGAGGACTAACATGGCAGAAGAAAACGGCACACAGCTAGGCAAGGCATATGTGCAGATAGTTCCGTCTATGCAAGGGCTTGCATCAGAGCTGAGAAGAGCGTTCGGGGATAGTATGCCCGATGGTCACAAGTTTGGAAGCTCTCTTGGTGGCAAGGTCGTTTCAGGTTTTGGAAGCACTATCAAAAAGGGCTTTGCACTTGCCGCAAAAGCTGGTATAGCAACTATATCGGCAGCAAGCGCAGGCATAGGCGCTATAGTCAAAAGCTCTGCGAGCGCATATGCGGACTATGAGCAGAACATAGGCGGTATAGAAACGCTGTTCAAGGATAACGCCGATACTGTTGTAAAATATGCCAGTGAAGCGTACAAGACCGCAGGATTATCGGCTAATGACTATATGCAGAACGTCACAAGCTTTTCTGCGTCACTTCTGCAAGGCTTGGGCGGTGATACAGCGCAGGCGGCTAAGATAGCCAATGAAGCTATGGTAGATATGTCGGACAATGCCAATAAAATGGGTACTGACATATCTTCTATCCAGAACGCTTATCAGGGCTTTGCAAAGCAGAACTATACCATGCTCGATAACTTAAAGCTGGGCTATGGCGGTACACAGGCGGAAATGGCAAGGCTCATCAACGATTCAGGCGTGCTTGGGGATTCGATAAAGGTCGATGAAAAGACCGTCAACAGCGTGTCATTTGACAAAATGATAGAGGCTATCCACAAGGTGCAGACCGACCTTGACATTACCGGTACAACTTCCAAAGAAGCGGCAACAACAGTTTCCGGTTCTCTTGGTTCTGTGAAAGCAGCGTGGGCAAACCTTATGGCAGGAATGGGTGACAAAAACGCTGACCTGAAAAATCTTATCAAAGAAATGGTAAGCACAGTAAAGACCTTTGCGAAGAACATTATGCCTGTCATAAAGCAGGCTCTTTCAGGGGTCACAACTCTCATAAGCGAGCTTGCACCTGATATAGCGGCTGAACTTCCACAGCTTGTGAGCGATCTGCTCCCACAGCTCATAGAAGCAGGCACACAGATATTTCAGGCTCTTGTGAAAGGCATTTCTGATAATATCGGCACGATAACGCAGGCGGCTATAACAGCCATTACAATTATCGCAACAGCACTTATACAGAACACAGGTCCTCTTGTGCAGGCGTTGGCAACTATCATAACAACTATAGCACAGGCTTTGCCGACTATATTGCCCGGCCTTATCAGCGCCATTGTTGAGCAGATACCTACAGTTATACAGGCTGTTCTTGAATGTCTGCCGGCAATAATTGACGGAGCGATACAGATAGTAACAGCCCTTGCAAAAGCGCTTGTTGATAACATAGACCTTATCATAGACGGTGCAGTGCAGATCATAGATGCGCTTACAATGTCACTTTCAGATAGTGATACGGCGGCAAAGCTTGCTCAATCGGCACTTAAAATAATCGGCACGCTTACAATGGAGCTTTTGAAAAATCTCCCTGATATCCTTGCCGGCGGCATACTTATAGCGGTCGAACTTATCAAGGGCATCGCACAAGGTATGGTGGACTATTTTGCACCTGTTTCGGACGCTTTGTCTGATATGCTTATCGACCTTACAGACTGGTTTTCACGCAAGTGGAATGACTTCAAGGAGTGGGGCTCAGATATGATACAGGCTTTTATAGACGGCATAAAGGAGAAGTGGCAGAGCCTTAAAGACACTGTATGTGACGTAGCTTCAAGCGTTAAGGACTTTCTTGGCTTTTCTGAACCTGACAAGGGTCCTCTTTCAAACTTCCACACTTTTGCGCCTGATATGATGGACCTTTTCGCAAAGGGAATAGCGGACAACGAGGACACTATCACCATGCAGTTCAACAGGTCACTGCAACCGCTTATGGATACGGATATCATACCGCCAAGCTTTTCGGCACTCCCCGAAAAGAGTGTGAATAATAGCGGTAACGATACCATGAACAAGATCATCGCCCTCTTAGAGACCTACTTCCCACAGCTTGCACAGCAAGGAAACATTTATCTTGACGGTGACAAGCTCACGTCAAAGGTGGACGGAAAACTAGGTGAGAGGGTCACAAGCAACGAAAGGAGGCTTGCAAGTGTCTAGTGAATATATAGAATTTGGCGGCAAGAAGTCCACTGATTTCGGGCTGACTATCCAAAAGGACGGCGTTCAGATATCTCAGCCGGAGGAAAACAGAATAGAAGCCACCTTGCCATTTATGAACGGCTTTTATGATTTTTCCAAAATGGCAGGAGAAAGGACGTACAAACAGCGTGATATCACGATAAAATTCAGCCTTTCTGCAAAAGATGAAAACGAACTTTATCGCAGAAAATGTGATGTTGTCCGCTGGCTCAGCGGTGCAAAGGACGAGTTGAGGATAAGCTTTCTGACAGACTATCACTTTGTGGGGGCAACGGCTGTGTTTGATACCTCTGCATTTGAGTTCACTTCACGGCGCACCGCTGATCTGACAGTGAACTTCAAAACGTATCCTTTCCTACGTT